TGACGTTCCGGATTCAATGCTTAAGGGGGTAACGCCGTATGTTTCGGTGTTATAAGGAAGTGAGCAAGTATGAGATGCCTTGACAGAAACAAAAGGGTTTTTTACTACTGTCTTTACGGTGAGTCGGATGCAACAGACGAGTACGGCAATAGTATAAAAAGCTATGGCAAAGCGCAAAAAATGAGAGCCAACATTTCACCCGCAACAGGCAGTATGCAGGTTGAACAGTTCGGCACAACAATACAGTACGACAAAGTGATTGTTACAGATGACTTGAATTGCCGAATTGACGAAAACACAGCCCTGTTTATCGACAAGGAGCCTGAATATTCTTCGGACGGGAAGCCTTTATACGATTACAAGGTAAAACGTATTGCACGTTCGCTTAACAGTGTCTCTTATGCCGTCAGCAAGGTAAATGTATCGTGATTTCAATAAAAATAAACGGGCTTGACGAGCTTAAAAAGAAAGTAGAAAGCCAAAGCCAAAGTTTTAAGTCCAAAGGTCAAACTTTTTTACTTAGGCTTGCAAAAGAGGGATTGAATGTCGCAAGAGCAGAGTTCAGTTCGGCACAGTATGACGGAACAAATGATGTAACCATGATGATTGAAATTGTAGGAAAGAACAAAGTTGCTGTTGTGGCAAACGGACAAGCAGTTGCTTTTATTGAGTTCGGAACGGGTATTCACTATATCGAACAACATCCGAAAGCGGACGAAATGGGAGCTGTGAGAGGCGGTTACGGCAAGGGTAAAGGTAACAACGACAGCTGGACTTATTACGGAGAAACGGGCACAAGCGGCACGGTGATAAAAGAAACTGATAAGGGGACAGTTGTCAGAACAAAGGGTAATCCACCCGCACGCGCAATGTATGACGCGAGCCAAAAGATGATTGAAAAAATACAGGAAATAGCAAGAGAGGTGTTCATATCTTGATAGATATTGAAGATGAAATCTTTGACAGGGTGGCAAAAAAGCTCCGCTCCGTAGAAAAAGACGTCCGCATATACGGTGAAGATATGGTCACCCCGTCCGCTTTTCCGTGTGTGACTTTGATTGAAGCGGATAATGCGACAGACAAAAACACACAAGACAGTTCATGTAACGAAAATCACGCAAACCTGATGTATGAAGTAAACGTGTATTCAAATCTTTTAAGCGGTAAAAAGAAGCAATGCAAAACGCTTTTAGAGGTTATTGATAACGAGTTTATATCTTTAGGCTTTGCGCGAACAACAAAACTTTATTTACCCGTGCAGGATTCGACCGTGTGCAGATTGACGGCACGGTATTCCGCAAAGGTATCAAAAGAAAAAATGATTTTTAGGAGGTAGAACAAATGGCAACTTCTACATATAAGACTTTTTTGATGAAGAAGGGAAACGGCGATTCCTACGAAAAAATGTGCGATATTAAGGACTTTCCCGATTTAGGCGGAGAACCTGAAGCACTTGAAACAACCACTCTTTCAGACTCCATGGAAACTTATATACCGGGTATCCAAAAGCTTGATGCGCTTACATTTACATCAAACTATGATCTCGCTGTGTACAAGAGTCTCGCAGCCCTTAAAGACACTGAGCTTGAACTTGCAGTGTGGTTTGGCGGTACAGAGTCGAACGATACTGTGACACCTACCGGCAGTGAAGGTAAATTTGAATTTAAAGGTAAACTTTCCGTTTATGTAAACGGCGGCGGTGTAAATGAGGTTCGCGGAATGACACTCACAGTAACACCGTCAACGCCGATTACACAGTCAGCATCTTAAGGAGGACAAAAAAGCATGGCAAAAACAATCACGATTAAGGACAAACTCGGAAACGAGTACACCCTTGAATATACAAGACGCAGTGTTGAACTTCTTGAAAGAAAAGGCTTTAAGCTTGAGGAAATAGGAAAATTTCCTTTAACCATGTTGCCCACGCTTTTTGAGGGCGCATTTTTAGCCCATCACAAGCAGATAAAAAAAGAGACAGTTGATGAAATATTTGCGTCTCTTAAAAACAAAGACGAACTGTTCGGCAAGCTTGCAGAAATGTATTCGGAGCCGATAGAGGCTTATGTCGCAGAACCCGAAGATGATGAGGGAAACGCGGCTTGGGAAGCTTGTTGGTAAGTGACCTGCTTTCCGAAGACGGAAACGGGAAACAACAAAATCCCGCTTCCGTTTTTTCATATACAGAGCAATTTTATCTTCACTTACCGTTCTATCTGTCGATAGGAATGACACCTCATCAATATTGGGACGAAGATTGTTGCTTAACAAAATATTTTTATAAAGCATACAAAATACGGCGCGACCGCAAAAACTGGGAAGCCTGGCTTCACGGAATGTATATATATGAAGCTTTATGTGATGTATCGCCGATTTTGCGAGCTTTTGCGAAAAACGGTACGAAACCCGAAAAATACTCATCGGAACCATATGAACTAAGCGACGAGTCAAAAGAAAAAAACGAGTTGCGAGAAAAAGCAAAGTGCGATGCTATGAAAAATAAAATGTCAGCGTTTGCTGCTCGCTTTAATTTAGGCTTTGAAGAAAAGGGGGCAGAGGATGGACACGACAATTGAAAAACTTGATATACAAGCTTCTTTTAACGGAAACGACGCTTTGGCAAAGCTCAGTAATCTTCAAAAGATACTTGATAAAATTGAATCCTCCGCCAAAAGGGTCAATAAAGAGACCGAAAATTCCGATAAATCTGTAAGTAAGAGCAATTTTAACTGGTCTAAATTGCAAAATACTTTAACGGGTTACGCCCGCGCTCTTTCTAAATGTTTTGACGCTACAAACAGTTATGTTGAAAGCTTGAATTTGTTCCAAGTGTCTATGGGCGACGGCGTAACAACGGCAAAAAAATTTGCAGAGACTGTTGAACAGTCTATGGGCATAAACTCAAAAAGCTGGATGCAGTATCAAGGTTCATTCAACCAGTTGCTTGAGGGCTACGGTATAGCCGAAACCAAAGCAAATGAAATGAGCAAACAGCTTACTCAGCTTACATATGACCTTTCGTCTCTTTGGAATGTCAGCGCGGATACGGCGTTTCAAAAAATACAAAGCGGTATGTCGGGTCAGATAAAGGGCTTGAAAGAATGGGGCATAAATCTGTCGGTTGCCACACTTCGTGAAACCGCTCTTGCAAACGGAATAAGTCTTTCAACTGCAAAAATGACCGAAAGTCAAAAGGCAGTATTGCGTTACATTACGCTTATGAACAGAACGTCAGAAGCACAGGGAGACTTGGCGAGAACTTTACAAACGCCCGAAAATGCTTTGAGAATACTGAAAAATCAGTTTGAAATATTCCAAAGAACAATCGGTAAAGTCGTGAGCGTTATTGCTGTAAAAATGATCCCTGTTGTTCAAGTACTGATACAGTATATAACCGAACTTGCTCAAAAACTCGCCACTGCTCTTGGATACGAATTGCCGGATATTGAATATGACAGTTTGCAATCAGCCTCATCATACGCAGACGATTTGTCGGATTCATTTGATAAATCCACCGAGTCGGCAAAAAAACTTAAAGCTTCAATTCTCGGTATAGATGAAATAAACGCACTTTCAGACCCGAACAGCGAAAAAAGCTCCACGACAGGTTACGGCGGTGGACTTGCCAATGATTTCGGATTTGACCCAACAAAAGGCGGTTACAATTTCCTTGAAAATGTCGACACAGGAAAGTTAGATGAAATCCGAGAGAAAATGAAGAAGGTCATTGACGTAGCTGTAGCCGTCGGCGGTGCAATAGCGGCATGGAAAGTGTCTAAGACTTTAATAAACGGTATTGAGTTTTTGAAAAAGATAAAGCCGCAAGATTTTAGCTGGAAGTTCAGCATTGTCGGAATGTCATTGTTCCTCGACGATTTAAACAAATTCAGAAAAGCCGTTAAGGATATAAGCGAAAACGGTTTTCATATTGACAACACAACCGAAGCTATATCGGGTTTTGTCGGGATGGTATCCGATATTTCATTGATGGCGGGACAAGTTAAGCTTGCCGGAATATTGGATATTGTAAAAGGTATAGCGGATATAGTCGGCGGTATTGCAGAAATAAAAACTGACGGTGCAAATGTAGACAACGTTACCAGAGTAATAAGGGGCGTAAATTCTATTGTGATGGGTGCTGCGCTTTTGTCGGGTAACACAAAACTTGCAGGTATAACAATAGCAATACAGGGCGTTACAAGCATTGTATCTGAGCTTTCAAAGCATTGGCAGGAGATTAAAAACGGCGATTTCAGCGGTTTAGACAAGCAAACACTTATAGTAGGCGCAATAAACGTCTTTATCGGTATAGCGGTAGCTTTAGGAAAATTCGGAAAAATAACCGATAAATTGTCAGGTCTTAAAAGAAAATCAAAGACATCAACAGCTATTGAAGAGATTACGAACTCAACCGATACAGTCAGCAAATCAATGTCGGGGCTTACTTCAAAGCTCAAAACGCTTGTAAAAGACCTTGCGTTAGGTTTGGTTGTTATTGTTGAGGTTGCTGTGGCCGCAGGTTTAATTGTCGGTGCGATATGGGGTCTCGGACTTATGTTGGAGCAGGTCGGCATTGCGTGGCAGCCTGTTATTAATAATTACAAAACTATACTTATTGCGATAGGAGTTGGAATCGGTGCCTTAGTCGCAATCGGTGCAATAACAGCCGGATTGGGTGCACTTACAACAGCATCGGGATACACATTACCGATTGCAATCGGTATAGGTACCGCAATGCTTCTTGAACTCGGTGTAGCAACGGGGTTGTTTATAGCCGAAGTTTGGGCGATAGGTAAAGGCCTTGATGAAGTTGGAAAAGCTTGGCAGCCCGTGCTCGAGAAGAAAGACACAATTTCGCAAGGAATAAAAACGGGTACTAAGTATCTGCTGGCAGTCGGAGGCGCGACAGCTGCGTTAGGTATAGTTACCATTGCCACCGGCCTTGCATTGCCTGCCGCTATTGCAGTTGGAACTGCAATGTTAAAAAAGCTTGGTGATTCCGTAGTTGAGTTTAATAACTCGCTGTCAAAGGTAGCCGGTTCGCTTAACAATGATTTACATCCTGCACTGGCGGCACTCAACACCAATTTGCCGATACTATCGGTCAATATGGATAATTTCATAGGTTTTATGAAAACTTTTGCCGGACAAGCCGTAAGCTACTCAAAAGACAGCGCGGTAGCGGGGTTGGCTTCGACTGTTGATAAGATAGTTAAATTCTTTACCAAAGACCCGATAGAGACAATGGCCGGCAACGTCAACAAAAACCGTAATCAGACGGCAACTTTAAACAGTGAGTTGGTACTTGCAAATCCCGAACTCAAACTTGCAATAAACCTTATAAGCACATATAACGGTTTTCTCGGAAAGCTTGAAAAGCTCACGGGCACAACAAGCAGTATATCCCTTTCAAGCGGTATGTTTACCAACATGAAAGAGGTTGGCAAAAATCTTGTAAGAGGATTTGTTTCGGGTATGAAGTCTGAAAGCAGCTCGTTAAGCAATGCCACAAATTCAATATTAAACAGCACATTTTCCGTCGGTACGGCAAGGTCATACGGTTACAGCTTCGGACAAGGCTTAGGAAAAGGTCTTTCGGATGGATTTAAGAACTCAAAATTTCCAACTCTTAAGGGCACTGTCAGCGTGATAAACAATCAAGCAACGCTTGCGCTTAACGCATATGCAGCGGGAGGTTTCCCCGAGAAAGGCGAAATGTTTATAGCCAAAGAACAAGGCCCCGAAATGGTTGGCAGAATCGGAAGAAAAACATCTGTTGCAAACAATGAGCAGATTGTAACGGGTATTTCTCAAGGTGTTTCGGACGCTAACTCGGAGCAAAACGCACTGCTTCGCGAGCAAAACAATTTGTTAAGACAGTTGCTCAGCAAAGAGACAAATGTAAAAGCATACGTCACGACAAGCGATATTACAAACGGCTTGCAAAGAGCCGAACGCCGTAACGGCGTTAAGGTATAAGGAGGGAGAATATGGCAACAACAGTAAACTGGTTAAAAGTAGGCTCAACGGCATTGCCATCTCCCTCCACATACCAGTGGGATTTGGAAGATGTATCAAAGTCAGATGCCGGACGAACCGAAGCAGGCAAAATGTATAAGAAAAAAATCGGCTTTGTTCGTGCGCTGTCTGTTTCTTGGAAGTACCTCACAACGGCTCAAATAAGTGCTATTTTGCAAGCAATAACGAATAAGGAATATTTCTATCTAACATTTCTTTGCCCCTTATCGGGCGGAATAACCTCTACAGAGGTATACGTGGGCAACAGGACAGCTCCTTTATATAACAAGGCACTTGACTGTTGGGAGTCCTTATCTGTGAAATTCATTGAAAGGAGCGTACATAATTGATTAACCTCAGCGGAAGATACAACGCTGTCAAGCAGGCGATAGAAAGCGGCGAAATGCTGCAACTGTATATGACGGTAACGCCTACGGTCGGCAATAAGTTATATATAACAAATGATGATATTTACGACAATCAGTTTAAGATTGATAAGTACGTTCAGAGTGGCAGTTCTCTTGAAATCGGCACTTGCGCAGCGGCGGAGCTGACGTGCGAGCTTAACAATTCGGACGGCAAATTTAACGGCGTGCGCTTTGAGGGCGCTGAAATCATGGTAGAAGTATATCTGCCGAGTATCACCGAAAGCGCAACGGGCGAGCCCGTTAAATATAAGCTCGGCTATTTTACGGTCGATGAAAAGCCCCGTATGCTTGAAACTATATCAATAGCCGCGCTTGACCGCATGGTGCAGTTTGACCGTCCTGTTGCCTCTGACGTCGAGTTCGGCGCGGTAACATTTCAATCGCTTGTTTCAACTTGCTGTGAAAAATGCAGTGTGCCGTTTGACGCGGAAAACTTTAACACCGTTTATCCTCTCGGTGACAGAAAAGCCACTGTGCGCCCCGATGACGAAAATTTAACTTATCGCAATATAATTCAGTACATCGCAGAGCTGGGGCTTTGCTGTGCGTATATCGGCACTGATGGCAAACTTAAATTCGGATTCTACAAAGATACAAACGTATCGGGTCAGATTTTTATTCTTGATCCGAACAATATGTTTAGTCACACAATGGACGATGAAGAGGAAAAAGGCATTGATAGCGTAACGATTATCAAAGACGAACAATCTTTAAGCTCGGGAATTGCCGAAAGTCAAAAAATCAGCTCGGTCAATTACAGCTTAAGCTTTGAATTAAAAGACGTACCGTTGGGCGAAACGAGCTTTAATCAAGATACTCTCAAAACTTTGTATGAAAAGAAAATATTGAGACTTAAAGGCATCGCGGATCAAGTTATATATATACCTTATTCCGCACAGACGTTTTCATATTTTTTCTTAGAGCCGCTTGACAGTATAAGTTTGTGTGACGGAATAAGTGAAAAAACATATGACACGCTCATAACCCACATAACATTCAATCTTAATCAAAATATGCTCGTTGAAGCAAAAGGCGAATCAGACACCAAAAAAGGATATGCAACTTTGAATCCTTTGACGGCAGAAGAGCAAAACATTTTACGCAAAATCCGCGAAAGCGTTTCAAAAGTTGCTCAGTCTGTAACAGGCAGAGAATTAAAGCTTATAGAATTCAATAAAACGCTAAATTCGGCGGGAGCACTATATCACAACATCGTTGCCGGCGAAGATAACGCCCCATATGACGTTTATTCGGATTCGAGCGTGCTTTCAAATTCGACTAAATTTATGATCACAAACTCTGCAGGAGTCGGATGGTCTAATTCGCCTTGGGTTGAGCCGGGCGACGAAGACCCCGAAGTTTTTTGCGAGTATTATATCAGTTTTGACGGCAGTGCGGTATTAAGTGATTTGGACGCATATAAAATCAAAGCAAATCTTATACAGGCAGGTTCTATTGTTTCCAACAACGGAAGCACATATTTTAACCTTGATGACAATGTGCTTGTAATTTCGAGTTATAAAAAAGGTTCTACGGTGTCAAGCGGGGCGTACGAAATAGAAATGCAATCAGGACAGATTGATTTTAAAGGCGCAACCTCTGACGGTTCTCTTGGCCGTACTGCAAAAATGCGGACTGGATACACCAAAAACGGAGATAACTATACGGGTAAGCATTTCGCAATCGGGTATATTTCAAACACGTCGGGTGACGGTGCAGACGGAGCGAATTCTTTAAAATTCGGAGCGTTTGATAGCAAAACTGATAAATTCAGTACTATTCTGCAGCTTAACGCTTCTGATAATGCAATATTTAGTGCAGATATTGACGGAAAAGTTAATGTGCTGAATAAACTCGGACATTTTGAGAGTAATACAGAGCATAATGCAAATGCGGAATATGTTGGTGTTAATGAATTTAGCATAGGCTTAAAACATTGCTCAGCTTCAAAAAACGGCTCTGATTATGCTTGGCGGCAACATTATTTTGGCTCGTATATCGACTCTTCATATAGGCACTGGACGGGCTGGCAGGCTTACAATTCATCCGGAAATTTTATGCATAGTTTAACATCAATGCAGGCGGACTATGCGAGCGATACTGTAGTAATGCGATTTGCGGCTTCGTCTTCCACTGCATATATCGGTGCTGGTAGCAATGCCGTATATTTTCAAAAAGAGTACGGAGCTTTTAATAAGGACAGGGCAATGCTCTCTCTTTATTGCGATGATGTATATCTTTCAAACGGTACGGCGAGCGGAACGAGCGTCAAAGAACGTCTGACGGATTTGTATGCGAACAAAGTAGGCATTTCTGTAACTGGAACAGGGCAAGTTGACAGTGAGACGCATTACGCAACACTTTTGCGCCATAACAACAATCTCGCAGAGCTATATTCGGTCACGGGAAAAACTAAAATCAATAATGCAACTCACTCGGAACAGCTTAACGGGCTTAAATATATAAGCACATATGGCAGTGGCGGAACTTTTTTCTTAAAGTTTAGAGGTTATGGCGCAGATTACGGTGTAAGCGGAGTGCAAATAAATGGCGAAATAGGTTGTTCGACTGCTCATAATTTTGGATTTTACATTTCGGAAGACCACAATATCTATGCAAATATTTACGCGGCAAACATAAATTCAGGGTCTTCGCAGGAATACAAGGAGAATATTTCTCTTGCGACAGTCAATGCGCTTGACCTTGTGGAAAATTCTAAAATTTACAGCTTTAATTATAAAAGCGGAGATAACGAGCTTACTACAGATTCGGTGGATGAAATTACATTAACTGAAAGTACGGGTGCAAACAATGCAGAAGAGCCAAAAACATACGGCTTTATTATTGAACGCGAAACCCCCGAAGAAGTTATCTCGGATGACGGCAAAGCAGTTAATCTATATGCAATGGCAAGTATCAATTGGAAAGCTACGCAGGAGCTCTTAAAAAGACTTAATACTCTTGAAGAAAAAATAACAGCGTCGGAGGTAACGGAATGACGAAAAACTTCTTGAAAACCAAAATTAAAGAAATTGAAAAATCAAAGATTAATGCCGAAAAGGCACTTGAAGATGTTATGCGTGAGCATGACCGCTTAATCTCGGAACACAACGCCCTCTGCGGCGCGGAGCAGGCTTATCAAGAAATGCTTGCGGAGCTTGAGAGAACAGAAAAGCGCGATGGCAAACAGGAGGTTAAGAATGAGTAATTTAATTTATCGTACCGCTGACAAATGCCTGCACGGTCAGCCTTCCGCGTTCATCACCTCCGGCGCGTTCGGCGTTGACCGTATAAGCGTTGAGCTCGACGAAACATGGACGGGTCTGGGCAGTGAAAATATTGAATATTCTTTATCAATCTGCCGACCCGGAGAATACGAAAACGCGGGCGAAATAGTCTTAAACGAGCGTGAGGGCGACATCGTCAGTCGTAATATTCCGTATGACGTAACAGCGAAAGCAGGCGAGTGGGAGTTAGGACTAATAGCGCGAGACACTTTCAGAGGCGAGCTCTTAAAGACGAGTACTACAGTTCCGCTTGTCATTGAGCAGGGCGCGCCATTAGGCGACACTTATATTCGCGACTGGAACGAGATACGGCAAGAACTTATTTACGCCATGAATAACAATCTTGATACCTCTTTATCAGACGACGCCGACGCGGACGCTATTCTTGCGGCGATTGAGAGCAATCCGAAAACTCGGACAGTAGCCGCGTGGGACAAGCTCTTTGCAGAAAGTCCTCTTGACCCGACTATATTTGGCAGTAAAGATACTAC